GCAGTATGGCAAAGTCAACAGATACGACAAAAAAACGGCAACCCAATAGGGTAGGCCCGAATGATGGCGTAAAGTTTTCAGCTACCAACCAGCCATCACCAGAAAGGAAGTCACTAGGATGGCAAGAGATACGCAAAAAACGCCTACTAACCCAAGAACTGATAAAAGAGCTAATTGAGGATGACGGCACGCCTAAAGAGTCGTTTAAAGCCTATTTAAGGGCATTGATACAAAACGCAAAGGACGGCAACCCGAAAGCTATTGACGCGGTTAACAAGATTTTAGAGGACGATGTTACCAAGATTGAACTAAGCGGATCGGTTGGAACTACAATCGTTTTCACGGCCCCAGACGCTACAAACAAAACCATTGAATAACATAACGGTAAAGACTACACCTGTATTTTGGGCGAACAAAGCCGCAATGGATGCGGGGTGGCCTATTATCTGCAATGAGGGCGGCAGCCGTTCAAGCAAGTCCTACTCCATCGTTCAACTACTTATTGCCGTTGCATTGAACAAACCACGGACAAGAATTAGTTTTGTATCCCATAGCTTACCACATATCAAGCGCGGCGTATATCGTGATTTCCGCGTTATCATGGATGACTTGCAGCAATGGTCAGATGACTGCTTCAGCTATACGGATTTCGTTTACACGTTCCCGAATGGCAGCTACGTTGAACTATTTGGCCTTGAGGATGAGGGTAAGGCGCGCGGACCTGGTAGGGATATACTTTTTATCAATGAGGCTAACCTAATCAAAAAGCCATTATTTGACCAATTGGCCATGCGTACCACGGGGCAGATATTTTTGGACTGGAACCCAGCCGACTTTATGAGTTGGGTTTATACCATTGCGGACGATCCTAAGCACAAGCGCATTCATTCAACCTACCTGAACAACATATCAAACCTAACACCATCCCAAGTTAGCTACATTGAAAGCTACAAAGAGTTACCCGATGACTTCCTTTGGAAGGTGTACGGATTAGGGCAAAGAGGGGCGGCAAAAGAACTAATCTATACACAATGGAAGTATTGCGAGCAACCTGGTAAAGGCGATGTATTTTTTGGCCTTGACTTCGGGTTTAACCATCCGGCGGTCCTTACCCGCGTTGAACACTATGACGGCTGCAACTATGTGCATGAATGCTTTTACAAGTCCAACATGACACCGGGGGAATTGATAGCCGAGATAAAGCAACACGTACAAGGTAGGCAAACGATATACGCCGATGCAGCCGAGCCAAAGAGTATCGAAGATATTCACAGGGCGGGATTGAACATTAAGGCAGCCAATAAAGACGTTTGGAATGGTATCTTGACAGTCAAGCGGTACCCGTTATTCGTTACACCGCAAAGCCATAACCTAGTCAAAGAGTTGGGTAGCTACAAATGGAAGAAAGACAAGAACGATAACCTTATTGAGGAACCTGTAAAGGCTAATGATGACGCAATGGATTCAATGCGTTATGCCATTCACACCAACTTCGATAAGCCTAAATTCGTTGTATCGGTTTTTTAGTTTAATTTAGCACAAACTTATAACATGGCATCATTGTTAGACCGCTTACGCGCTTTTATCAACCCAACCGGCAATATGGCCGCTCAATTTGCAATCAATAGGGGCATAGCTACCTGGCAGGGTCAAGATAGTAATTCATTCGTTAAAGACGGATATTCAGCAAACGACATAGTGTATTCTGTTTGCCACCTAATTACTGACCGCGCTAAGGTTGCGCCGTGGGCCGTGTACAAAGAAAAAAACAAAGCTAAGGCCAAACAATATAAGGCACTCATGAAGTCACCTGACAAGATTGAGGACTGGCACGCCATTGAGCAGTTAAAGAATGAAGCCTACGAATTATACGAGGGGGATGCTAGGTTGAATGAACTGCTTACATACCCAAATGAGGAGGACACATGGGCTGACTTGATTGAAGCATGGTTAACGTTCAAGTTAGTTTGTGGTAATGCGTTCATCTACGGCAAACGTATTGAAGCGGGTGCAAATGAGGGGAAGCCATTGACATTGACTGCCCTACCAAGCCAATTCATGAGTATCTACGCCGACATTCAGGCGTTCCCGCCCGTTAAGACAGGCTACCAACTTTACATAGGCCGTTTGGTTGAATTTACTTTGGCCGAGGTGCTGCAAGATAAATACGTAAACCTACAATGGGATGCAGTTGGAGGCGAGTTGTACGGCATGAGCCCACTAAAGGCGGCGGCAAAGAACCTTACCAGATCCAATGAAGCTAAGACGGCGGCGGTGGCGCAGTTCCAGAACGGTGGCCCCGATGTTGTTATGTACATGGATGACGATAGGTTTGACCCGGTTAACGGTTCGGATCAAGTGGAAGCCATGAAGAAAAAACTAGCTGAAAATGCAGGCGCAAAGAACAAGGGCAAAGTAATCAATTCAGGATGGAAGGTAGGTGTACACAAGATTGGACTAAGCCCAGTGGATTTGAATATCATTGAGAGTGAGAAATGGGATATGCGAGCCATTGCCAACATCTACGGCGTACCTAGCCAATTGCTGAATGATGCAGAGGGTAAGACCTACAACAACGTGAGGGAAGCGCAAAAGGAGTTGATTGTTCGCGCAGTACTGCCATTGTTGGTTGCTGCTAGGGATAATTTCAACAGGATGTTGCACACGCATTGGGGGTACAAAGGTACTGGGTTAATGGTTGACTTTAGTCTGGATGCTTACCCTGAATTGGTAGCTGACCGCAAAGACCAAGTTGAATATCTTAATACGGCTTATTGGATTCCACTAAAACAGAAATTTGACATCATGGGCATTAGGGTACCAGAATACTTAAATCAATCTGATTTAGAGAAAATTTATATCCCTAATAATTTATCGCCGATTGACGAATTCCCGCCAATAAATTTGTAGAAAATTTGTATATTTGTGTTGCATTGTCGCATGTGCAAAACAAATAAAAATATTAATGCCTTTAAGGTGCGGGACTGCGACCCCAATCCTTAGGGGCATTTGCATTTTAAATAATATGCAAGAAGTTTGGAAGGATGTAGTAGGTTATGAAGGATTGTACAAGGTTAGTAATACCGCAAGGGTATTAAGAATAAAAAAAGGTAAGGAAAAGCTACTAACCCCACATAAAGAATCTTGGGGCTATTTTCAAGTAGGATTGTATATGAATGGGAAAAGGAAAACTAAAATGTTACACAGGTTAGTTTATGAAGCATTTAAAGGCACAATTAAATACACTATTGACCATATTGATGGTGATAAGTCAAATAATAAACTAGATAATTTGCAAGATATTACTCAAAGGCAAAACGATACAAAAAAGTTTGATAAAGAAAAAACATCTAGCAAATACACAGGAGTTTATTTTGATAAGAGAAGGAATAAATGGCAATCTAGAATACAGATTAATGGCAAAACGATTAATTTAGGTAGATTCATTAACGAATTAGATGCCTCAAATGCTTACCAAAAAGCATTATCTTTGATAAGTGACTAACTACCGCCAAACATACACCGCCGCCCGTAAACATTACGCGCCTATCTTTGAACAGATAATCCGTGAACAGTTTGAAGCATTATTATTGGGCAATGAGCCTGATATGGTTAAGCTGCAAGCGGCATTGACTAGCATACATACCACGTTAGGGGTAAGGATGGCCAAGCGCACCAAGGAACAGGTATTGAAGCGGGCGCAAAAGATGACAGACGCGAGCCGCTATGAGTTGGTAGTGTTGCAGTACCTAGAGCGCATGGGCTTGAGCCAATTGGCCGCCGATATTACAGACACAACCCGCGAACAGTTGCGCGCCATTCTTCTACAACAGGCCGAAAACAACCTTACCACTTCACAGGTAATGACATTGATTGAAGCGAGGGGATTGCCACGTTGGAGGGGTGAACTGATTGCCCGTACTGAAACAAGCCACGCGGCCAATGTTGGATCAATGGTAGGCGCACTTGATACAGGGTTGAAGTGCCGTAAAGAATGGCAGTCCGCACAAGATAACCGCACCAGACGGGAACCAAGAGATACAACAGACCACCTACACATGAATGGTGTTCAGGTAGAAATGGATGAGAACTTCCAAGTCCCGTCAAAGTTGGGTAGCGATGCAATGTTACACCCAGGTCAACCCGGCGCACCAGCCGCACAGGTTTGCAATTGCCGCTGCAATGTGGCGTTTGTACCGCAAAGGGATGCCAACGGCCGATTGATTAAACTAGCAGACCAACCGCCACTAAATGGCAATGTCGCATTCATCTACCAAGCATTAAACAACGTTACACTGTTGCAGATACAACAGGCAGTGGGGGCGTTGTTATCCCAATAGCACCATAAGCGCAATAAAGCCTAAAATAAGGGTAGTAAGTACGGTGTAGTCTGTTTTGTTGAGGTGATAATTGTTCATAGTGTTTTGTTTAGGCGTTAAAATTAATTGTCCGAATATTATCCACAAAAAATATTTTTGCAACATTGTTGCAATTGCATAACTTTGGTACATGACAAGCCAATTCAGTACAAAGGACGCAATGAATAGCATTTTAGATGTTGACGTTCCTAATCGTATTGTTAAATCAGTTGTTGCAGTATTTAACAATGTAGATTTAGACGGTGATATTATCGTTCCAGAAGCGGTCACAAAGACCATTAGGGAGCGCGGACCGTTAGGTTCCAAACTTATTTGGAATTTGATTGACCATAATGCTAGTATGAAGTGTGCAATTGGTAAACCTAGCGACCTTTATGTACAAGGAAATGAGCTTATAGCGGTTACTCCAGTAGTTGAAACGGAATTAGGCGAAGATTATGTAAAACTTTGCGATAGTGGCGTAGTAAACCAATTTTCTATCGGGTTTAATACAATTAAATCTGATATGCAAGGTGAAACAAGAATTATCAAGGAGTTGAAACTTTACGAATATTCTGCCGTTTTATGGGCCGCTAATCCTGCAACTAGCATGATAGGCATTAAATCAGATTTTAAGCCAACAAATGAAACCATGAGCAAACGCCTTGACGTATTGCTGCATGAGTTCAAACATGGCACTTTTACAGACGAAACTTTTTCCTTGATGGAAATTGAGATAAAGCAAATCCAATCGTTACTTACCACTCAAGCCGCGCAAGCACTCGAGCCGGACTATACGAAGCAGATAAGCGAGGAACTATTAAAATTACACCTTAAACTTATTTAAAAATGAGCCAAGAAATTTTGGATAGCGTTAAATCATTAGGCGCATCCATTGATACAATCAAAGCGCAAGCCGCAAAAGCAGGCCTTGACGCAACAGAAGCTGCTAAAGTAGCAAATGAAATGAAATCCAAGTTAGAAAGCATGACCTTTGCAACCCCTGAAGATGTGAAAGCAGCATCAGACGCAATGCAAGCCCAATTGGATAAGTTTTTCACTGAAGGCAAAAAGAGCAAGCCTGCACAAAAGAAGTCATTGAGCGAAGGAATTATCGAAGCCCTTGACGGACGGATGGACGAGTTTGAAACTAGCCTTAAGAAGCATGGCAACTTTAACCTAGAGTTAAAGAATATTGCTTTGACTGGTGACGGTGTTGCAAGCTATGACAGTAAGCAATACATCTTACCTGGTGCACCGTTGAACTTGCGTGACTTAATCCCAACCTTGTACAGCCCTACTGGTTTGTTCGTTTCTTACAAAGAAACTGCAACTACCAATAACGTAGCAGTACAAACAGAAGGCGAAAGCAAAGGCGTAAATAACTACGCATTAAGCGAAGTTAAGACCGTAACCGATTACATCGCTGGTACTTCAACCTTTACCAAGCAATTGAGCAAGAACTTACCTTGGTTATCTGGCACCTTGCCAAGATTACTGCAAAGGGATTTCTTCCTTGCTGAAAATGCAGCAGGTTACGCCGTGTTTACAGGTGCGGCTACTGGTAGCACTACCACCGCTGAAACCAATGACTTGTTACAAGTTATTGACTACATTGCAAACCAAAAGACTGCACGCTTTAACGCGTCATTCGTTGGTGTAAGCAATAGCGACATGGCTAAGTTGTTGAAAGCAACTATTGCAGCAGGTTACTACGCTGGAAGCGGATCAGTAGTTGTTAATCCTAACGGCGGTATGACTATCTGGGGCGTTCCTGTATTGGCCTTGGATTGGGTTGTTACTGACAAGGTTATCGTAGTTGATAACGCTTACTTTGAGCGTGTTGAAGCTGAAAGCATGAATATTCAATTCTCTTATGAAGAAGGCAACAACTTCACTAAGAACTTGGTGACTGCTCGTGTGGAGTGCATGGAAGATTTCAACTTGATGTTACCAACATCTGGAATTTTTGCTGACTTAGGCAACGTGTAGGCATAGTGTTTAGTTAATAATACTTGAAGGCCCCTTTAATTAGGGGCTTTCTTGTTTCGTTTCAATTCCGTAACTTAGCAATATGAAAATACAAATAATCAAGACTTACCCAGATGGGCTGCTTAATAGGTGGCCTAGTGTTGGCGAAGTCCTAACCGTTGACGCTGACCGCGCCGCCGTTATCATTGGCAAAGGTTTTGCCGTTGAGATTGCAGAAGCAAAGGCGATGGAAGCCGAAGCCCCTAAACAAGAGCAATCACACGTACCCAAAGCCGAGCGCAAACATACTCCTAAAGCTAAAAAGAAATAACCATGCCATACAGTTACGTTATAGACAAAACCATTACGGACGTGGACACGCCTACGGAACCGGTAACATTGCAACAAGCAAAGGACTATTGTAGGATAAGCGGTAGTAGTGAGGACACGTTGATAACCGCATTGATTACCGCTGCAAGGGAAGCTATTGAACGTGCGACAGGGCTTTGCATTGTGGAAAAGGAAGTGGCGATTACGTTCTGTAATGATAATGGCGATTTTGACTTTACCATTGGGCCTTACAAGTCCGATTTTGTGCTAAAGGATGAGGAAGATAATACCATTGTTGCAGACGATTACAGGCTTATCGGATATCAGTTCCCAACACTTCGCGCACCGGCTTACTCGATACTTAAAGCGACCTATGTTGCGGGGTATGATACTGTTCCATCTGATCTGATCACGGCTATCAAGGCACAGGTCAACTATTTTTATGAATCCCGCGGAACTACTGCACTAGATTCGCTAGGGTTTGCGCCTATTGTATCTGTTATCTGCCAACGTTGGACACGCAAAAGCCCTGTATTATGAAACTAAGCACGCAAAGACAAATAGCAGCCGAGGACTTGAAGGAACGCATTACCGTTGTGAGTTACACCGTTGCGAGTGATGGTGAAGGTGGTACAACTACTACCGAATCCACAACGAACACTGTTTGGGGGCAACTAACGCCGCTTAGTCAATCGCGTGCGCTCAATGAAATGCAGTTAGCATTCAATAAAGCCGTGAGGGTTTATGTGCGCTATCCGTGTGCAATTACCACGGATGATAAGATATTATTTGACGGGGAATATTATACTATCCATTCAATTTTGGATATAGATAACCAGCACCAATATTTAAAGATAATCGCGTATGTTTAGTGGCAAAATAGACGGGCTTGATGGACTTGCTAACCGGTTTGCAAAACTAGAGAAAGTATTGCAGCAAGAAGTTAGCGATGAAATGAGCGCGTCTGCTTTGACCATTCAACGTGACGCTGCAAGGCGTGCGCCGCGTAACCTTGGAAAATTGGCACAAAGTATTCAGCTTGACAATACACAACCATTATCAAAGACGGTGTTTGCAACTGCAAGCTATGCCCCTTACATTGAGTTTGGAACGGGTGGACAGGTTTCTATTCCACCAGGATGGGAAAGCGAAGCGGCGGCGGCAAAGGGCAAAGGCGGTAAGTTCAAGGATATGCTATTGGCTATCCGTGATTGGTGTTTGAGAAAGGGCATTGACCCAAAAGCGGCCTATCCTATTGCAGTTTCGATACTTCGCAAAGGGATAAGACCCCAACCGTTCTTTGTGCCTGCTTATGAAGCTGAAAGGCCAAAACTTATTCAACGTATTAAAAACTTACTGAAATGACCAACCCAATACCAGCGATAAAAAAATATCTATACACTGCCATTGGCACAGCCACTAGCTTAACCGTTTATGATGGCATTGCACCCGATGACGCGGGCAATGAGTACATTGTACTAACAGGCCGCAGCGGTACACAGTTACAGGGGAAAACAGGGTTTTCTAGTAACGTGAATATTACAGTGGACGTTGTTACGCGCGGATCATTCACAGGCTACAAGCGCAGCGAAGAGATAGCGCAATTGATACTTACCGCTTTGGATAGCAATACAAGCATAACACTTTCGACCGGCCAAGCTACATCGCTTTATTTGGCTACTATAACCAATTTGGACGGCCTTAATCCGTTGGACAATGTATTCAGA